TGAGACGATTGTAGAGCAAGCCGATGATTGATATTGATAAGGTATCTGAAGACGTAGATTACAAGCTCATTCCTGTTGATGACGCAGAGAATGACCAAGCCTGGGAGATTCGTATCCTGCGGGGACCGTTTGTTGAGACGGTCCTTCGCTACGGAAACGTTTCGTTTGATGGCAAGAATGACTGTCTTCGTTTCAACTTCATGATAACTTACTCTCCAGACCCTGACCTTACGACAGAAAATGTGGAGCTTCAAAATTTCGCTGGTGAAATCCTTGAAGATATTATTGAAAGAGCGTATAATGAGGGCTGGCTTGCAATGGACGATAAATTACCCGGAGACTAAATGTCCGAAATAAATCTAGAACAGACCATTCTCCGCAACCTTTTGACAGATGATGAATACGCTCGGAAGGTTGCGGCTTTTTTATCCCCTGAGTATTTTCAAGGAGTCTATCAGAACTTATTCAAAGAGTTCACCAAGTTCATCGCTAAGTATAACAAGCTGCCGACACAGGAAGCATTCAAGATTGAGATTGATGAGGGTGACCGTCTCAATGATGAGCAGTACCGGCATGCTATGGAAATCTTGCCGAACATCTTCACTCCAGAAAAAGAGAATCTTGAGTGGCTAGTTGACCGCACTGAGAAGTGGTGTCAGGACAGAGCCGTCTATAATGCCGTGATGGAGTCTATTACGGTTATTGATGGCAAACATCCTACATTGACCAAAAACGCCGTCCCAGACCTCCTGAGCAAGGCTCTGAGCGTTTCTTTTGATACGAATATAGGTCATGACTACCTTGACAATGTAGATAAGCGATATGACTTCTATCATGAGCAAGAGGAGCGTATTCCCTTTGACCTTGACTACTTTAATCAGATTACCAAGGGTGGTCTGCCTAACAAGACTCTGAATATTGCTCTTGCTGGCACTGGTGTTGGTAAGTCTCTCTTTATGTGTCACTGTGCTGGCGCAAATCTGTCACAGGGTAAGAACGTTCTCTATATCACTATGGAGATGTCTGAGGAGCGCATTGCAGAGCGTATTGATGCTAACTTGCTTAACATTGCCATTGACCAGCTAGAGAATCTCTCCAAGGAGATGTTCCGTGACCGTGTTGCTGACATTGCCCGTAGGACTCAGGGCAAGCTTATCATCAAGGAATATCCGACTGGGCAGGCGAACACGAGTCACTTCAGAGCACTATTAAATGAATTAAAGTTGAAGAAGAATTTCGTTCCTGATATAATCTACGTTGATTATCTAAATATATGTGCGTCCTCTCGTATGAAGGGCATGGGCGGTGCTATCAACTCTTACACTTATATCAAGAGCATTGCTGAGGAGATGCGTGGGCTAGCGGTGGAGTTTGATGTTCCTATCGTATCTGCTACTCAGACAACTCGCTCTGGCTACAGCAATGACGATGTGGGTCTGGAAGATACTTCAGAGTCCTTTGGTCTTCCCGCTACAGCCGACCTGATGTTTGCCTTAATCAGCAATGCTGAGCTAAATGTTCAGAATAAAATACTTGTCAAGCAGCTCAAAAACAGGTATAATGACCCAACTTCCAATCAGAGGTTTGTGGTTGGTGTTGACCGCTCTAAGATGAAGCTTTATGATTGCGACCAGAGCAGTGAGCGGGACGAGGACACGGGTCCAGTGTTTGACAACTCTGATACTGGGCAGCGTGTAAATTCAGAAAAGTTCAGGAACTTTAAGATATGACCGGAGCAGAACATACAGTCCTATCGCTCATATGCCTTGCCTCAGCGTTTGTCTGGGGCAGGGTTATTGGTGTCAAGGCTGGCATTGTTGCAACTCTAGAACATCTAGAAGATGAAGGTGTTATCAAATTTGATAGAGAGAAAAATAATGATGATGAATGAAGTGAAACTGATTTCTTTGAGCAAGCCTTCGGCTTTGTCTGAATGCAATACGCCAGAGGAACTTATCGCATATGCCGCTCGGGTTAGCAATCCTACGAACCAGAATAATACCAAGACGGCGAGTAAACTACTTCGGTATCTGATTCGTGAGAACCATTGGTCTCCCTTTGAGATGGTCCATATGACTCTTGAAATCACTACGACTCGGGATATCTCTCGGCAGATTATTCGCCATCGTTCGTTTTCGTTTCAAGAGTTCTCCCAGCGTTATGCCGTGTCGGAAAACTTTGAGCATCGTGAAGCAAGACTGCAAGATACTAAGAATCGTCAGAACTCTATTGAGACTGATGACGCTCTCCTTGCAGAAGCATTGCGCATGATTCAGAGTGATTTAATCAACCATGCTAAGAATGCTTACTCCTGGGCACTTGGTAAAGGTATTGCCAAAGAGCAAGCACGAGCAGTACTGCCCGAAGGTAACACGGTGACGACGCTCTACATGGCGGGTTCGCTTCGCTCTTGGATTCACTACTGCGACTTGCGTATGGCAAATGGTACTCAGAAAGAGCATATGGATGTTGCTCAGAAGTGCTGGGACATAATTGGTGTACACTTCCCCTCTGTAGTAGAGGCACTCAGTGACTGAAGTAGTTATTCGCAATGAAGAACTCTTGGATACGCTCAATGGGTTTGTTAAGGAGTTCTATAATCGTGGCGGGACGCTTCATCCTGAAATGTGTGTTCGTGGTGATGGAGAGGAGTACAATGAATACTATTGTAAAGAAGAATATCTTCGTGAATGCCTAGCATTACCCGAACCTGTAGGCGCTCCTAGACAGCATTATGGACAGCCTATAAGGCACATGGTTGACCATGACCCGTCTTGGAAAGACTTTCAAGAAAAGGTTAAGTACGAATTCGCAGCTCGGCTGGGCGCTCACACTTCTGCCCTGCTGACCTATTATCCTCCCGGAGGATTTGTTGGCTGGCATACGAACTGGGATGCGAATGCTTACCAAATTTTATTCACTTGGAGTCTTGACGGGAACGGATATTTCAGGTATTATGATAAGGCTAATGACGAGATTGTGACCCTTCCGGATGTTCCCGGATGGCAGTGTCGTCATTTTTACTTTGGAGCAAAGGAGGAACCTGAGCATCATTGTTGGCATACCGCCTTTACAGTTAGCCCTCGTATCACTCTGGCTTACAAGTTCGTGAATGGTACTAAGGCAAACGTTGATAAAGACCGGCAAGCACGTTACCTTCGTGATATGTTAATTGAGGAGATTGAGACACAATGACTTTGAACCCTGAAGACCGTAAGAAGTTCACCAAGGCGATTCAAGAGCTTTCTAACTCTATGACTCGTGTTGATGCTGAGAAGGACCTGATGAAGGATATCATTCAGGAGACCTTTGATTCTATTGGCGTGGACAAGAAGTACATTCGTAAGATTGCTGCCATCTATCATAAGCAGAATCTGACCGAAGTCAAGACTGAGACCGATGAGGTGATGGAGCTTTATGATGAACTCTTCAGTGTATAAGTACAATGAAGCTGAGCTTATTCAGCAACTCCAAGAGTATGTTGACTCTACCTACAGTCAGCATTATTCTCAGAACAACTTTCAGGCAACTGAATTCATCATTGATGGTGGGCACGGCATGGGTTTCTGTCTCGGGAACGTCATGAAGTATGCTCAGCGATATGGAAAGAAGGATGGTTTCAATCGCAAGGACATCATGAAGATTATGCACTATGCTCTGATTGCTCTGCACGTTCATGACCTTGAGCATTCCTCCAAGAAGGAGAGTGGTGTTGACAACTTGATTGAAATCAACTATACTGCAGAAACATTGGCTAGCTAGGAATCTATATTATGTCTACGGCTTTTAAGAATGTTTTGGAATCTCTTCCTGTGCTTTTGGAAGAGACTAAGCGTCGATATACGAATTTTGTCAGTGAGGCAGAACATGTTGGTATCAACTTCTCCAATAAACAATCTTCTGAGCATCTCAGTGCAATATTAGAGAGTGTAATTCAAAAGTTCTGTCCGGGTGCTGTTGCTCCGAAAAAAGATTCGGAGCCTGATGTCATTGTTGATGGCATTCCTGTAGAGATTAAAACCACTAGCGGAGACCAATGGCGAGGAGGGGCGTATTCAAAGCGCCCTGGCTACTACCTTCTATTGTCATGGGAAGCTTCCGGATGTGACCTTAATCTTTTCTGTGCTGGTCTAAATCTAAAAGAAAAGGATTGGGCTGGAGGGAACACCAACAACTACTATGCCACCTCATTTGGTAAGAAGCAGTTGCTTGAAAAGATTCGGAATAATGAAGTAGAGCTTTTCATGGGTTCTGTCAATGCCTATGAACGAGGTAAAAAGGAGTGCATAAAACTTGAGCGTGTATGATGTCAAGGAAATTCCCAAAGATACTGCAATATCGTTTGTTCAAAAGTATCACTATTCCCCGGTGATGCCTAGACTGACGAAGCACTTCTTGGGATATTTTCTTGACGGTTCTCTTGTCGGTGTGTTAACTCTTGGTTGGGGTACTCAGCCAAAGCATACCATCAAGAAAATGTTTCCTTCACTTGATACGAAGGACTACTATGAGATAGGAAAGATGTGCATGTCAGACGACATGCCCAGGAACTCCGAGTCTCAAATGCTATCACAGACTATTAAATGGCTGAAGAAGAACAAGCCTGAAATGTCTTTTCTGTACACCATGGCAGATGGAATAATGGGAAAGTGCGGTTACGTCTATCAGGCATCTAACTTCTATTATGGTGGCAGCTATAAGACTCAAGTTTATATGATGGAGAATGGAGAGAAGCTTCACCCTAGAAGCAGTAAGGAGCTTCTCAAAGAGAACTGTACTTTCTCAAATAGAGAAAAACTATTCTGGATGACAAAAGACTTTATGCAGCACAAGGGAATCACCATGGTTGAGGGACTGATGTTTAGATATCTCTACCCTCTCAACAAGAAAGCCAAAAAGCTTATGCTGAGAGAATCTACCATGGAGTGGACCAGAAATTATCCTAAGGAACATAATCTGATTTGGTACGACAAAACGGTAAAGCCCAAGCAGCAAATTGAGCAGCCGTCCTTTACCTATCAGGATATGAAATACAATAAGACTGCTATCAGTCAGTCATCTTTGGAAGAGTTTATGTTGTGAAAACGAAGGAATGTAAACACTGTAAGAAACAGTTCAGGGTGGTTCTTGACCACCCTTCTGTTCTATTCTGCGGTTCAAAATGCGCATTAGAGTATGAGGAAAGCCTGAAGAGTGACAAACCTAATTCTAACTAATTATTATAATTCCTGTTTGGATACCCAAAGAAATACTTTTTGGGATAATAATATTTCCAATATAATGGAATTGGCTAACAGTGTAAAGAAGTACAATCAAAAACTTGTTGTATTAACAGACTGCCTTGATACTTCATTTAATACACAAAACTTACAGTGTATAAAAGTTTCTCTTACTAATAAACACAATGTTTATTGGGAATGTTATCTTCAAGCAAAAAAATATGTGGAGGAACATGAAGAAATAGATTTCATATTCATGACTGATGCAACAGATGTTATTATGTTGAATAATCCTTTCCCTTATATGGAAAGAGGAATGCTTTACTTTGGCGACGAGTATAAGAAAGATATGTCTCATTCATGGGTAACTCATAAAAAGAGAGTTATGTGTGACGAAATTAA